AAATAAGCTTATAAGGAAACCCTTATTTAAACCTAACTTGTATATCTGATGTTGGATACTTAATTTCGAACATACTAGTAGGTTCACCGAATAAAGTATAATCAGCTGATATATCTATTTGTCTAGTTGCTGTATCTATGTATGGTTGACTTATTTCATTAACACTATACTTACCAGCACCTACTTTATTGTATACTCTAAGGTCAATTACGTTTAATACACCAGCTACATTATTAATTGTTTCAACTAATGATGACATGTATATATTGTCACCCATCTGATATTTGTTTATATCCATAAATGATTGAACTGCATTTATAACTTGACTAGTTATTTGTGATGAAGGCATCTTTTTATCTACATATAAGTCAATTTGAAACCCTAAATTGATAATTCTACCATTGGTTATCTGAACATAATCATTTAACATTCGATAATCAGCTAAATAAGTTGAAATATTATCTTTTAACGCACTAGTTGATGTATTTGACAATTTAGAATTCTCGTCTAAACCAAGAATATATACCTTAACCTTGTTTTGTTCTTCAAAAACACCACATCTAAATGGTACACCAAAAGCTCCAGGCATTAAATCAATACGAGATTGGTAATCCTTGATAGTAACAGCTCTATTTTGACTAGAAAAATTGTATCTAACCATGTTTCTTACTTCGTCTACACTAGGAACGCCTCTACCACCAAGTGCTGGGAATGAATTATTTACCTTAAGTGAACTTTTAACTGAATTATTTATTGTAGCATTAGCTCCATTTACTGACATATTAACAATACCTAATGATGTTAATACATTAGGACCCAAATTAGTATCCGCACCACCACCAACTCTATACTTAATAAACAACGTTGTATTAGCAGTAGGTGTTACACCTAGTGACATGTTATTAATAAAGTCACCTATTTGATTAACAAGTGCTGTATTGCTATCAAAATCACAAAGACTACTAGTATCTTGTGTTCCACCGCCTAAAATTATCTTGGTAAAACCTAAATCAGTATATTCACGAATGAATTTACGTGTTACGGATATCCATTTTCCTGGTCTTACACCAGCATTATCAGTAATCTTGCTATTATCTTCAATGAAAACCTTATCTTCAGCTAATGCATCCAATTCAAACCATCTATTGTCTAGATTAAGAAATTGGTCTGGTGCTGGGTCACTTGTAAAATTAGTCCCTTGAAGTGTTATGGCCGAATCAATTGATAAAACATTATCATCTGGAAGTATAATCTCTAAAAATGGTCTTACGTCACTTGAATTTATAACTCGTTTAAATATCTTTGTAATACCATTGGTAACTATTTCTCGTTTAACAAGTGTATAGTTTATTAAGTTTTGATTTGAATCAAAATTTGGTAAAATTAATCTATTTGGTATACCACCTGTGGTAAATGGACTTGAAAAATCAATATCATCTGATGTTTCAAACACTTTACCAGCCCCAGTTACTTGTGAACCACCTTTGATTATAGGTGCGTATGATAAATCAAATGTATCACCTAAAACTGGTACGATAACACTAAAATCCACAATTGTTACACTTGGACGTTTTCCTGGAATTTTAAGACCAAACGTTCTGGCCATTGATAAGACTGACTTTCTTTCTTGAGCATAGTCAATTTGTGTTTCTTGAAACATTCTATCGGTGTTATATGAAAGCATATCACCAACAGCTGCGTTTAATTCAAGTATCATCATCCCGACACTTGCATCGTTAAAATCATTAAAGATATCTGGGTAATATTGTCTGACCATATTAACTAAGTCAGAACGTATATCTGCGAAGTTACGTGATGTATAATTTATTCCTTGGTTTGCCATATTAAATGTTAATTATTACGAAATCTGACATCGAAAAAACGTCATCAGTTATTGTATAGTCAATCCTCACAACAGCAGCATATTCGCTAGTCGCTGATTGTTCGACAACTATTTCTGTTATTTGTAGTTTTGGTAGGTATTTTTTAACAACTAGTCTAATTTCTTCTTTTATCGCAGCTAGTGTCATCCCATCTTCTGGTTCAAAAATAAACTTAAGTAAGTCGGTACCGAAATCTGGATTATAGAGTCTTTGACCCTTTCTAGTTAGAATCAAATGCATTAAATCAGCTTTAATTGCAGCATTTTCATCTGAATTTAAGTCTAAAAAGAAACCCTTACGACTATCCTTGAAAGGATAATTTATATTTATATATTTGCCATTAGCCATATCTCTGTTTATTACATAAATATGATACTAAAGTATTTTTGTAAGTAAATATTCAAATAAAAAAAGGAACCGATGTGGTTCCTTTAGTTTATTCTTTTATGATGAACAGCCAACACATTCAAATTGACTTTCTGTTGGTTTTTCAACAACTTTTTGTTTGGTCATATCGATTGCTAAGTGTTTTGCCTTATTATCAACTGATTCACTCCTTAAATAGTATTGTCCAGTTTTTAGACCTAATTTCCATGCTAAGGTATGTGATGTTGTTAATTTACCTACTGTTGGTGTGCTGAAGAAAATATTAAGACTTTGTGATTGGTCAATAAAAGGTGCCCTATCAGCTGACATTTCAATAAGTGACTTTTGTGATATTTCCCAAACTGTTTTGTATCTATCTTTCATTTCTTGACTAATTACTGGGATATTTTGAACACTACCATCGTTTTTAATCAATTCGCTAAGAATATCTCTATTCCATAACCCTTCAGATTCTAAATCTTTAACCAAGTGTTTATTTACCATCGCAAATTCACCACCAGTTACTCTACGAACATATAAGTTTGATGTAAATGGCTCAAAAGCTTCATTAGAACCAATTACACGAGCTGAACTAGCTGTTGGTGGGCATGTGGTTACCAAAGAGTTTCTAACACCATATTTTTTTATATCTTTTTTTAATTGTTTCCAATCATGCATACCAGATAAATCTTCTTCCTTAACACCCCACATTTCCCATTGGAAGATACCTTCCGAAATAGGTGAACCTTCATAACCATCATAAGTCAAGCCAGTTTCTTTAGCCAAATCACATGATTGTCTTAAAGAGTTATAATAAATGGTTTCAAAAATGTTCTTATTTAAGGCTCTAGCTTCTTCAGAAGTAAACACCATTTTTAACATAGCAAAAACATCCGCTAAACCTTGAATACCAATACCTAATGCTCTTTGCTCTAAACCGCCTTTACGACCTTCCTCGGTTGAATACTCATTTACTTCTAAAGCTATATTTAATGATTTTGTTATTGAACGTGTTACTCTGCCTAACTCTACAAAATCATATTTACCATCAATAACAAATTTTTGAACAGGGATACTGGTAAGTGTGCATATAGCTGTTGTTTTAGCATCAGTTACTTCCATGATTTCTGAACACAAATTACTAGAATGGATTATCCCCATGTTCTTTTGGTTTGACTTTTTATTTGCGTGGTCTTTAAAACACATGTATGGCATACCACTTTCAATTTGAGCTTCTAGAATCTTAAGCCATAAGTCATGTGCTTTGATTTTGGTACCAATACCCATCTCTACAGCCTTATTATATTCTTCTTCATATTCTGTACCATAAACCTCATAAAAAGGCTTTAAACCAGCTTTTTTTATGTCGTGAGGGCAAAACAAATACCAATCACCATTTGATTCAACAGCTCTCATGAAATTATCTGGAATCCAAAGTGCAGAAAATAAATCACGTGCTCTTAATTCTTCAGCACCAATTTTCTTTCTAATATCTAATACATCAAATATATCTTTGTGCCATGGTTCAACATAAACAGCACATGAACCAGGTCGTTTACCACGTTGATTCCAGAATCTAAGTGTTTCGTTTACAACCTTAAGATATTTTAGAATACCCCCAGCTTTTCCGTTTGAGTTACCAACATTACTTTCTTTTGAGCGAATATTAGAAATAGCTAACCCAATACCTTCAGCTTTAGAAGATGAAATTGCAATTCTACCCAAGATATTCAATAGCCCTTCAGTTGAATCATCTGGAACAATAGATAAATTACATGAAGCAATTTGCCCAATTGTTGTTCCGATATTCATTTTTAATGGTGTTGCTGGGCTCTCTCTTTGATTACTTAAATCATCATACTTCTCTTTGAAGTCTTCTGGTGTGTTGGTTGTCATTAAAGCAACTCTAACATACATTTGTTGCGGTCTTTCTAATATTGTACCATCAGATGATTTCAATAAATAGATGTCCTTAAGTGAACACCAGCCGAAATAATCAAATTGAAAATCTCTTTTATAATCTATAGTTGATTCAATTAGCTCAATGTTTTGTTTTATTTTATTAAAGTAAACTTCATTTAATAAACCAGCATTGTACATTTTTTTAGCAGCTTTCATAAATGAATCTTCAGTTTCTTTATGAAGTTTTGTTATTGAAATGTTTGCCGCTAATTTTGAATAATCTGGGTGATTCATTGCTAATGATTCCGCAACAACTGAAATAAGGTCATCCAGTTGGTTAGTTGTCATGTCATCAGCAATACCTTGTGTTACTTTAATAAAAACTTCATCAGCATTAACTCTTAACCCTTCTGATTGTTTTTTAATTCTAGTTAATATTTTATTTGGATTGAAATCAATCTTGCTACCGTTTCTTTTTATTACTTGCATCTTATTTTCGTTTTTGTTTAAATTTCCTCATCAAATGAGATTGGACCGCTTAAGTCAGCTGATTTATATTCTGTTGAACGACCTTCAAAAAAGTTTTGTTTTGTTTTTAAAGCTATTTGATTCATAAACTCAAATGGGTTTTTTGAATTAAATTCTTTTTTACATTTTAACTGGCTTAATAACCCATCAACAACAAACTCTAGATATTGTTTCATTAAATCAGCATTCATACCAATAAGTGATACTGGTAATGATTCTGTAATGAATTCTTTTTCAATCTCTAATGCTGATAAAAAGATTTCTCTAATTCTATCTTCAGTTGGTTTTTCAACAATATGATTGTTTAATAAATGAATAGCGAAATCAGCATGCATTGATTCGTCTCTAGATATGAAAACATTAGAATCACAAAGTCCAGGCATAAGACCTCTAGACTTAAGATAAAAAATACTACAAAATGAACCAGAAAAGAAAATACCTTCTACTGCTACAAATGCAATAAGTCTATCAACAAAAGAATCAGAATCAATCCAATTTAAAGCCCATTCAGCTTTCTTTTTAACTGGAGGCATGTATTCAATAGCGTTAAAACACTCTTGTCTTTCTTTCGTATCTTTTATATACGTATCGATAAGCAAAGAATACATTTGGCTATGAATATTCTCCATCATGATTTGAAAACCATAAAAGAATTTAGCTTCAGTGTATTGTACTTCATTTAAAAAATTAATTGCTAAATTTTCGTTTACTATACCATCTGAAGCAGCGAAAAACGCTAATACATTCTTTATAAAGAATCTTTCATTATCAGTTAATTTAGTTTCCCAATGAGCAATATCTTTTGATAAATCTATTTCTTCCACAGTCCACATGGCTGCTTTTTGGTCCAAATAATAAT